ATCTTCTGATTCAATAGCTGCTTGAAACTTCTTAAACTTGGAAAGCCTAGGACGTCCCATATTAAACATCATATTAACTAGAACTTCTTGTACAGTACCTTGGAACTTATCCCAATCATCTCCGTACAGTGCAACACATTCTGAAATTGAAGTGTCTAAATCCTTTTCAAAACAAGCTTTAACTCTTTCTTCTGATACTAATGTACCTACTTCCTTTTCAAACTCTTCGTCTGATTCTAGTATTAAATGTCCAACTCCAAAAGTAGGATATCCTAGGTGATCTTTGTATACTTCATATACAACACCCTCGTCTACTTTTAACTGTTCAAATATATTATCTCTATTCATCTTTTATTCCTCTTTATTCTTTTGCATATCATACAAAAATTGTGTATGTGGTTTAACGAAACAGTTTGTTATACTGATTCTATTATCTTTATATTTATTAACTTCTTTAATACTACTATGGTTTAAAATAATAGTATCTGTGGATGGGATCTGATGTTCCAGCCATGCAGGCCATATTATTAAGTCGCCCGTCTTTGGTTGTATTACGGTTTCTAAATTTGTATTCTTTGTACCCATTGACCAACTAGTGTACATGTCTGATAATGGAGATTTAAATTGTAATGGTGCATGTTCTTCATCAGCTCTAACATAATATGTAGCTACTAGATAATATTGTCCATGTGAATGCCAAGGGTAAGAGTCAGTCTCATCAAAGTATGTATACCAAGCATAGTTGTGCCAAAAAGAATTAAGCTCGTTTCGTAATTGAGTACCCAGTTCTGATTGCAACTCATAATCTATAGGTTGGGTCTCATCTAAGTAGGACATTACATGAGTCTTTATACTCCTTCGTAAGTCTTGCCAACCGTCAACTCCTTTCATTGGATCTTGCTTTAGATTAAATTTGTGTTCACCAGACTCTGTATAAATGCTAAGCTTACTCTTGTGTTTATTATCCCAATTAGATTTTAGTAATTGCATGACTTCAATCGATGCTTGTAAGTCAGGGATTAAATCTGTTCTTACATTGTGAGCATGATATATAGGTAGGCCTAGTATCTGTTTGTTATTCATTTAGAGAGTAACCAAGGTACTATAAATTTACCTGTCGTATCCCATCTACCCATTACAAGTTGGCCAGGTTTGTCGTGATGATTTGCATGATAATCTTCTCCGCCCATAAAGATATTACAAAACCAATTCAAGTTTGTAGGTGTTGCCTTAGTGCCACCGTGCCCGCCCCAGTTTATAACAAGAAACCAAATCCAACTCCAAGCAAACATAAATGCTAACCATACTACAAGCCATTTGCTTATAAGACCTAATACAATCATATTGCCGAGGTACAACCTCCAGTAATGTTTTGTAACAAACTGTGCGTCTTTTTGTTTAGAGTAGTATCTAAGAAATCCTACCTTAGGTTTTACTTCATCGTATTGTCCGAAGAATAATCTTTTAAAACCTATTTGTAATGGACCATGAGGATCTCCCTCTTTATCTGTGTTGGCGTGATGTTGTAAATGAGATACAACATAATGTCCAGGTGGTGCTTCAGCTGTCATCACCATGAACCACAACATTATCTTTCTACCTATCCAAGTGGGTTGGAATTGCGCGTGTGTTAACCAACGATGATACCCAGCGTTTGCTATTCGTGAAACTAGCGCTGCCACTACAAACCACAATACAACTTGTCCTAGTGTAGGCTGTGCGTATACAAACCACAAAGGAACCCCTATTAATGCTACTGCATATAATATTACTATTTTTGCTGATACTTTTTCTGTATATGTCATACTATTATTTATAGTCAAAAAGAAGGCCCCGTTAGGAGCCTTCAAAAAAACTAATAGTTTTTAGTTATCTTCTGCAAGGGATTTGAAGTAAGATAATGTATCGTCCTCATCATCAGCCGAAACTGTTGGTGTGGATTCTACTGCTGGTGCTGCTTGGACAGATTTAACTTTTTCCATAAAGTTATCGTCTTCTGCGTCATCAGTCTGAGATGAAATCGACTCTGCCGATCTAGCTGTCTTTCCGCCTAGGACCATGTCCAATTTGGATTTAAGCTCTTCGTAGGTCTTGAATTGTTCTGGAGCGACTACGCCAGCTAAGCTGTGTTGTCTAGCCCAAACCTTTTCAATTTCATCATCATTATCAGATATAGAAGAAGGACTTTCAAATTCACTTTTATCATAATTACGATATCCTTCTACTTGTCTGATTTTTAGTTTAAAGTTAGCGCCTTCCCAAAAGTCAAAAGGATTGACTGGGGACTCGTCTTCAAACTGAGGTTGCATAACATCTTTAACTTTGTCAAAGATCTTTTTACCAAACTTATAAAGGTATACTTGTCCTTCATTAGCTGGGTTTGCTTTATCCTCTACTACCATTATATTAGCATAATAACTAAGACGTCTCTTTTGCTTACGAGCAATTTCCTTCTGCGACTCAATACCCGAGTTCCATAATTCAGAGTTTAATTCTGAAACTGGATCTTGTTTATTAAGTGTAGTAAGAGAGTTCTCAATATACCACTTACCGCCAGGTCCTTGAAATCCATGATTCCAGATCCTAACCCATGGCATATCCTCGCCTTGAGGTGCAGGTAAAAACCTGATAACGGCATAACCGTTTCCTGCTTTATCTACTGTTGGTTTCCATTCCCTGTCATCACCCTTTGAAAAGTTAGATGTTGGGTTTGATATTTTTTCGACTTCCTTCATTAGGTTGTCAAATTTGCCTCGTGAATTCCGAAGCTCCGAAAGTGTACTAAACGACATATGTATTCTCCTGTATTTGCGTTGTATTTACGTTGTATAAGAACTATTTCTAGTTCTTGCAATTATATTTATAAGGCCTAGATGCTTTAAATGAAGGTTATTGGTATTCTTTCCCATAAAGGGAGTATACTTGTTCACCATAAGAACTGTATCTTTTAGTATAAGATCGTCCTTATATTCATTAACAAACTGTAATCCTTTATTCAGTATAACTACGGTTTCTATTGCTATTTGTTTACCAAGTAGCAGTTTAAATATAAGAGGGTGTCCACTTGCCACAGTGGAGTCTTCTATATTATCTTGTTCCATTCTTAATTGAATGGTGTTCAGATCCTGTTCAAATGTATATGCTAACTTCTGTTTGTTAGCTTTCCAAATGTTGTATGTTTCCATTGCCTCGGAATCAAACATTCCGTGCCAACGTTTGCCACTAACAAAGTTAGCGACTAATATGTCTATTATGTCCTTCCTGTCGTAATCCCTAGCCATCTTACGAAGTACCAATAAGTCTTTACGCTTAAGAAAAGTTTCTCGCTTTCCTCTTGTAGCAAACTTGTGTTTGGTAATATCATAAGACTCTGTAGTAAAGTGCAACTTCACAGCGAGGTAGATTTTATATACGTCAAAAGGATCCATTTTATAAAGGTAGCTTAGCGCGTTTCTTTTCTTTTAGAAGATTTAATTCTAATGCTTCTTCTTTAATTTTGTTTTTTAAGTTGGATGTGAGGAACTTTCCTATACTCTCAATTTCAATTTCTTTTTTAATACAGTAATCACATACAGCATCCATATTAGATATTTTACTATTAAAAGCCATTCGCTCCATGTATTGTGAAAATTCTGTAGGAGTATGAAACTCCTTTGTAACTAAAAATATATCTGATATTTTTTCTTTTGTCATTTCTATCGTGTTATCCACGATTATTCTGGGTGGCATCATAAGTTTTATTCCTGTCTATCCATTCATTAATATAATTGTGTACATTATGTGTTGCACCAATGTAAGGGTGTTCGCAAAACGTTCTCTGAGCTTCACCTTGCCTATCGAAAGAATGTACCATAGGGTGATCGAAGCATTTTGCTATTGATAAGATTGTTTGAGGATCTCCAGAGCCAAAGTGTGCCGTATTAGGAACGCCTGGATCTGCTAATAACTCTAACATACCTTGTACAACATCGTCTACATGAGTGAAGTCTCTTTCCTTCTTACCTGTTCCGTATATTGTTAAAGGTTGTCCTTTCAAATAATCTTGTTTAAATTTTCTAACAACTGTGCTATACTCACCGTAGTCTGCTTCACCAGGCCCATACACGTTGTAGAAAAACATTAAAACATAATCTAATGAATAGAGTCTCTTATATAAGTCTAATGTAGATTCACACACCACCTTACTAAATGTATATGGATTTGATTGTGACTCTACATACTGTGTACTAGAAGATGTAGCAAAATATAATTTACAATTAAATACTCTTGCCCAATCTGCTACTGCACATGTTGTGCTAACATTATTTGTTATTGTTTCTGTAGGATACTCTAAAGCTCTACGAACTCTAGGGCTATTTGCTAAATGAAAAATACAGACGGGTGGCTCTATAAAACTTTGATGAGGATTAAAATCCTTCACATCACAGTTATGGTATTCGACGTTGTTATGAGTAACGAATACTTTTCCTGT